TCCTAAATCAGTTGTGATAGGAGATGTAAGATACCCAGCTAAAATTTTTGAGTTATGGTCACAATCAGAAAAAGAAGCAATAGGTATTTATGAAATAATAGTTGATAGAACAAACTACAAAGACCCAACATATTATAATAACACAGATTCATCTTACACATTTGCAGATGGTCAAGTCACAGAATCTTGGGAGACTGCAACACCTAAAAGATTAAATGATGAAAACGCAGTAGATGAAGATGGTAATAATATTTTAGATAGTGATGGCAACCAAGTAATTTATTATGGTTTAAAAACAGAAAAAAAAAAAATTGTAAAACAACAAGCATCAAATTTATTAGAAAAAACAGATTGGCATAATCACAAAGCATTAGATGATGACACATACACAATTCCTGATAATGTTAAAACTTATAGAGCAAATGTTAGAGCAAAATCAAATGAGATGGAAACTCAAATAGATGCTTGTACTAATGTTGATGAACTCAAAGCATTATATGAATACACAGAACAAGAAGATGGAACTCAAACAAGACCACTAGCAGAATTTCCAAAGGAGATTTAATGCCACTAATACTTGGAACTAACTCCATAAAAGATACAACATACGATGTAGCTAACTCATTGAGATTCAATGGTGGAAGTAGCGATCATTTAACAAGAACACCAAGTAGCACTGGTAATAGAAGAACATTTACAATGTCATTATGGATTAAAAGAAGTAAAATTACTGATAACTATCCTATAATGTTTAAACAAATAACAGATGCTAGTAATTTCACACAATTTTATATTGATAATCAAGATCAATTAACTTTTTATGTAGAAAATGGTTCAGGAAGTGGATACACATCATTTCAAAATTGTAATATATTATTAAGAGATCCATCATCTTGGTATCATGTAATGGCATCTGTGGATACTACACAAGCATCTGCTGACAATAGAGTAAAAATTTATGTCAATGGAACTCAACAAACAAGTTTTAATACGAATACTCAAATAAATCAAAATATAGATGTTGCTGGAGTAAATACAACAGGAGCTTTTGGTATAGGATATGCAAGTAATAATAATTCACAACATTGGAATGGTTATATGGCAGAAGTAGTATTTGTAGATGGCACTGCTCTATCTCCAACAGATTTAGGAGAATTTGATGAAGACAGTCCAAATATATGGAAACCTAAAGATGTATCTGGTTTAACCTTTGGTACAAATGGTTTTTATTTAGACTTTGAAAATTCAAGTAATTTAGGTGCAGATGTATCAGGAAATGGAAATAATTTTACTGCTAACAACCTAACATCTACAAGTCAATCTATTGATACTTGCACAAATAATTTTGCAACATTAAATCCTTTAAATCCAATTGTTCATGATTTTGAAGAAGGTAATTTAAGAATAGATGCTACTGCTTCTAATTGGGATAGTGCATTTTCAACAATTGGTGCTTCAAGTGGTAAATGGTACTTTGAATTAAAATTTTTATCTAAATCATCTGAACCTTTAGTAAGATCAGCAATAGGAGTTGTTGATGCTAGAGGACAAACACAATTTGCAACAAATGAGGTTGGATATACAGTTTCTGGTGCAAGTGGAGACAGTGTTGGATATAATGGTAATGGTTCTAATAATATTAAAAAAAATGATTCAGCACAATATTCAGGAACAAATTGGAATGTAAATGATATTATATGTATGGCAGTTGATTTAGATAATGGTGCTGTATATTTTAGAGTTAATGATAGTGCTTGGTTAAACTCTGGTGATCCTACTTCAGGCTCATCTAAAACAGGTGCAGTGACTATAACAACTGGCGAAACTTATGTTTTTGGTGGCACAGCTTATGATTCTTCAACAGAATGGCAATTTAGTTTTGGCTCACCATCATTTAGTATCTCATCAGGAAATGCAGATGCTAATGGTCATGGTAATTTTGAATATGGAGTGCCATCTGGTTATTTTGCCCTTTGCACAAAAAACCTATCGGAGTTTGGATAATGGCATACACAACAATAGATAAATCAACAGATTATTTTAATACTAAACTTTATACAGGTAATGCAACTGATGGAACTGCAATAACAGGAGTGGGATTTCGACCTGATTGGGTTTGGATTAAAAATACAACAGATTCAGAACAACATAGAGTACAAGATGCTGTAAGAGGTGCAACTAAAGTAATAAAACCATCAGGAAATGGTGCTGAAGAAACTGTTTCAAATCATGTTCAAAGTTTTGATAGTGATGGATTTACATTAGGTATAGATAATGCAGTAAATGGAAACACTGATTCTATGGTATCTTGGAATTGGTTAGCTGGTGGCACAGCACCATCACAAACATACACAGTAAAAGTAGTTTCAGATTCAGGAAACAAATATAGATTTGATGACTTTGGAACAAGTGCTGTCACATTAGATTTACAAGAGGGTGGAACTTATACATTCGATCAATCTGATAGCTCTAACTCTGGACACCCTTTAAGATTTTCTACAACATCAGACGGAACACATGGTGGTGGAAGTGAATTTACCACAAATGTGACAACCACAGGAACACCAGGAAATTCAGGTGCAAAAACTGTAATTACACTTGGAAGTGGAGTTGCAACGCTTTATTACTATTGCACTCAACACTCTGGTATGGGTGGACAAGCAAACACTAACTCGACATTTGGTTCATCAAATTTTTCAGGAAGTATTCAATCAACTGTATCTGCTGGAACTACACAAGGATTTAGTATTGTTAAATATACAGGGAACGCAACCTCTGGTGCAACAGTAGGTCATGGTCTTGGAGTTTCGCCAAATTTAATAATTATTAAAAAAACATCTACTACTGAAGATTGGGTTGTGCAAGATTCAGTAAATGGTTATGCAAATAGAATGTTGTTAAATTATAATCTTGCTTCTGCTTCACATGGTACAGATTTTATTTATGCTGTGACTAGTTCAACATGGCAAATGTATACTAATGGAAGTGTAAATGGTAGTGGTGGAACATATATTGCTTATTGTTTTAATTCAGTAAAAGGATATTCAAAAATCGGAAGCTACACAGGAAATGCCAATGCTGATGGAACATTTGTTTATACAGGATTTAAACCAGCTTTTGTTATTCTAAAAGATACTGATTCTAATAATCATTGGTATTTGTTAGATAATAAAAGAAATCCTATTAATAAAGTAGATAATTTTTTAAAAGCAGACGTATCAGATGAATTTACTGGTGCTTACACTTTTTGTGATTTTGTGAGTAATGGATTTAAAATAAGAGGTTCAGCTTCAACATTTAATTCATCTAATTCATTTCTTTATATTGCTTTTGCAGAATCTCCATTTGTAAATTCTAAAGGTGTACCAACAAACGCAAGATAGGAATTATTATGCAATTATCAAAACATTTTAAATTAGAAGAATTTGAAAAATCAATGACAGCTACTCGTAAGGGTATTGAAAATAAAGCTGACTCAGGAATAATAAAAAATCTTACTGATCTTTGCTATGGGGTATTAGAGCCTGTAAGAGCAAAGTTTGAGAAGCCAATTATTATTACTTCAGGTTATCGTAGTCCTGAGTTGAATCGTGCTATTGGTTCAAAATCTGACACATCACAACATTGTAAAGGGGAAGCTGTTGATTTTGAGATAGCTGGTGTTTCTAATTTACAAGTCGCACTATGGATTCAAAACAATACAGACTTTGACCAGCTTATACTTGAATTTTGGAAAGATGGAGAGCCTAATAGTGGTTGGGTTCATTGTTCTTACAAAGAGGGTTCTAATAGAAAACAAGTATTAACATTTGATGGCAAGTCATATACAAATGGATTACCTGATGCCAAGTGGTCAGATGGAAAAATGCAAAACTAGGAGAAAAAATGGCACTAACAAAAAAACAAAAGAAACTTCCAATGGCTTTACAAAAAGCTATACTAAAGAAACAAAAGCAAACTAAAAAAACTAAAAGGAGAAAATAATATGCCTTATCATACAGGAAAAGGGTCTCATGGTGGAATGAAGAAAAAAAAGAAAAAAGCCAAGAAACCTAAAATGAATAGAAGAAAAAGATAATGGTTAAAGTAGCATCTATAACAAACATTATCAAAGGTCTAAAGCCTCGACAACAAAAGACCATGAAGAATCATGCTAGGCATCATAGCCTAAAACACATGAGATCAATGGCAAGAGCCATGAAAAAAGGTGCTACTTTTCAAACTGCCCATAACAGGGCTATGAGGAGTGTAGGCAAATGAGTGGATTTACAACAACATCAACATTGGCTGAGATGATAAACAAAAGACCAATGAGGAAAAGAAGAAGAAAT